CCTGAAAACCATCGAGGCCATCGGGTCCGACGTTGACCAGGTAAAAGCCCTTTACATCGACACCCTGGACATCGGCCAGGCGTTGGCGAAAGGCCAGCAGTTGAAGGCCAACCGCGAACGGCTGGAGCGCGAGGCCGCCGCCCGTCCTGAACGGGAACACACCGAGCACATCGAAAACGCCCGCGTCGAGCTGGCGAAGGAAGCCGCAACTCTTGTCGTGCAGGACCAAGTGGCAAGCCTTGCCGCTGACGCAGACGAAGAGGAAGCGAAAGACCCGATCATAGAATATACGCTTACTTTCCGTGGTACACGGTCGCAGCTGGTGGCAATGAAAGCGTACATGCTCGATCTTGGCATCGAGTACAGCAAGGTATAGCCGAAAGGCAAAGGAAGGACAGAATGGGAGTAATAGCGACAGATACAGGCGGGGATTTCGAGCCTATCCCTTTAGGGCTTCACCGGGCAATCTGCCTTAATGTATTTGACATCGGATTCCAGCCCGGATACCAGGGCGCACCGCCAGCCCACAAGGTCGTGATCCTTTGGGAGATAGAGCCGAGGAACCGGCAGGGCAAGCGCTTCACCATCACCAAGTTCTACACCCTGAGCCTGTTCGAGAAAGCCACACTTGGAGCCGACCTTATTTCCTGGAGGGGCAAGCCCTTCACCGACGCCGAGCGGAAAGGATTCGACCTTGACGCGATCAAGGGCAAACCCTGCCAGCTCAACATCGTACCCAAGGGCGAGAAGGCCGCCATAGCTTCCGTCCTGCCGGCCCAGAGGGTAGCCAACCCCGCGACCGGGAAAAATGAGCCAACCATACATTGGCAACCGGAGACACCGGCATCCTTCGTGCCCAACTTCGTCGAGCGGATGATAGCCCAACAGCTACCACCCCCAACCCCTACAACGGGAACCACCATGCGCGAGAGCGACGACGGGTTTGCAGATGAGATCCCTTTTTGATCAGGCGATAAGATGACCATAACCATAACTTCACCCGGTGAGTACGTAGCCAAGACAAAGGATGTTCCCAAAGTCGGGCGAAGTTATGCGCTTGACGACCTCACCACTGGCACGGGGGCGCAGAACAGGGCGTTCCATTCCCTGCTCACCGAGTATTGGACATCCGGGGCGCACAGCTACAACGCCAAGACCTTCGACGAGTTCCGGGACAAGATCAAGCGTTCCCTGGGAGCTGGTGCCGAGCGGTACCTGTACGTCGAGCTGGTGGACGGTCTGCCGGTTATCCGCGACGTCAAGAAGCGCAAGGATATACCTGCAGGCACGCCTCCGGAGCTGTGCAGGCAACGGCTAAAGAGCTGGAGCAAGTACACAAAGACCGAGCGGACGGACACGATAGACCGGCTGATTGCCGAGATGCACCAGGCCGGAGTGAACAGCGACAAGTTCCAACAGATTCTAGAGGGGATGGAGGCACGATGACGCACCGCGAGACTCTCGCATGGTTCCGCGACAACCCCGGCCCGGACAACGTGGCCATCTCAGCCCCACGGCGCACAGCCTGCGGGCTACCATCGACAACGGGAAGGGGACGGCCATACTACGAGCCTAAGAAGAGGGGGAAGAAGTGAACATAGACCAGTTATTGGAAGCGGCCGACAAGGCATCTCCGGGTCCATGGCACGTATCTGGCGAAGGGATCTACCGTGAGAATGGACTATGCTCAATCGCCCGCATCGGCAACGCCATGTCTGCGGTTGCGGGAACTGAGGAAGCAAACGCCACCATCATAGCAGGAGCACCCCAGCTCGCCGCCGAGGTCAGGCGGTTGAGGGAGCGCGAGCGGGTGTTGGTTGAGGCGCTTGGATATGTGGTGTGTTGCGACGTGAATCAAATGACATCGAGTATATCGCCTATAACGAGACTCAGGCTTGCGGCAAACCGCGCACGTGCCGTCCTTGAAGCGGTGAAGGAGTAGGAAGCAGGGATGAAAATGGGGGTGATTATGGAGAAGCCTAAGCCCGAGCTGTTATCCACCGACCTGTTCGACGATGACGGCGGGAAGCTGTACTACAAGGCGTCCGAGATGGACGGATATATCGATGCCCTGAAGGCGTCGCTGGCAGATATGATAAAATACGTTGAGTGGCTCAAGGAAGTGAAGGTGTGGGTAATTCTTGAATATAACGACGAAGGCGTCTATATAATACATGACGTCTACGCGACCCACGAGCTTGCGCTAAAGGAGATGGCAACTATCGAACCTTCTGCTGGTGCGTATATTTCGGCGTTTGAGGTGGAGCAACCATGACCCTCGAACCCCGCATGATCCTCATACCCTTGATGCTGGCGCTCGTGGCGCTGGCGATAGCGAATTGTTTCAGGAGGTAGACGGTGATTGAAAAGAAACCATTCACAATAATGATACTGGGCAAGCCGTACAAGGTGGACTTCGCCGGGGAGTTTGATCTGCAAGGAACACTTGGAGCCGCGAACAGGGGGCTACAGGTTATACGTGTGTCGAATACCTTGGGAGACGAACAGGTGGAGGATACCCTACTCCATGAGGTTTTGCACATCATTGACAAGGAGCTTATCCTTGGGCTGGAGGAGGCTGACGTTGCACGCCTTGCCGTCGGCCTTCACAGCGCGGGGTACAGGTACGATGGACAGCACTATGACCGAAGCTGAGCTGGACGCCCGGATATGCGAGACCCGCGCCCGCCTGGGCAAACCCATCCAGAACCTTGACGCCCTTTCCTGCCTTCAGAGCACCGACACCGACGGCACCCGCATACGCTCATGGCTGGGGGATGACGGTATGCAGGTCGAGATAGCCCGTGGCGAGGAAACAACGCTCATGTTCGCCCTGTCCTACCGGGCTTTGGCCCACCTGAACGGGCATATCGACCAGCGGCTTGACGGCATACGGGAAAAGCAGAAGGCCGCCGGTAAGCCTTTGGATTGACTGCATCCCGATTGCGTGATAGGATTGAAGCGTCAACCGAACGGCAGACGGTTGACCATGCGCCATGACAGGGGCATAATCTGAGAGCCGTTTATGAGTAGAGCGGGGCTGTCACCCTGCTAGCCCCTGCCGGGGATACTCATAAACGGCTTTTTGTTTGGAGTTAAATATGGACGTAGCTACCTATCCACCAGAGCTTGCCATTCGATTCGCATACCTTGCCGTGGCAATGAACAAGGCCGGAACCAAGATTTATCAGAGTGACAAGAATTTCCTGTTTCAGGCACTCCCTGCAAACGACTTTCCAGGAAAAACCGAGCTTGTCATAGCAATGAGGGAAATATAAACATGCCTTCAACACCATACATGAAACTTTATATAGGCGATTATCTGGGCGATACGTCCCATTTAACGACTCTTCAACATGGTGCCTACCTGCTTTTAATCATGGCATATTGGCAAAAAGGTGGATGCATCCGCAATGCGGACGCAATGCTTCGGCAATGCACACGCACTACAGAGTTAGAATGGCAAGAATGCAGGGAAACAATATTGGAGTTTTTTGAAGATCGCGAAGGATTCCTATATCACCACAGGATTGACAAGGAACTACATAAAAGAGCGGACATTTCAAGCAAAAGTAAATTTGCTGCCGATGCAAGATGGTGCGGACGTAATGCGGACGCAATGCCGACGCATAGCGGACGCAATGCCACTCCCATAGTCCATATTCCAGATAATAATATTATTAATAATCAAGAAAATGCGGACGCAATGCCGACGCATAAGCACAAATACGGGAAAGAAAAAAACGTAATTCTTACTGACGAACAATACAAAGGACTTGTTGACGATCTTGGTGAATCAATGGCTATTGATTGCATTGAGGAACTGTCATCGGCAAAGGCAATGAAAGGGTACAAATACAAGCGAGACGATCTCGCAATCAGAAAATGGGTGATTGACGCTGTAGCACGCAAACCCATCCATTCACCAACTCCCGTTATTCCAGTCAAGCCAAAGATCATACCGACCTGCAAAGCCTGCGGATCAACAGACCTTGCGCCGTCATGGTGCCGGACATGCCACTGGGACTTCATCCAGGACCCGGAGCAATGGCTTATCGAAAATCCAATTGAGGCCAGGCCGTGAACCACTACAACGAAGAGGCTGAGCGGATTCTGTGTTGCATGGTTATGATCGACCCTGCGTTGATCGAGCGTATCGCAACCGTGATCCAGGATGATGATTTGTATTTCACTTTCCACCGCTCGATATTGCACACCGTCAAGGAGCTTCACCGCAAGGGGACTGAGGTTGACCTTCTTTCAGTTTGTGCCGCGTTCAAGGCGAAAGGTGAAACGGATATTATCCCGAAGGTTGCGGAAATAAACGGCGTTGTCTCTTCATCCGCGAACGCAGACTTCTACGTCAAGGCCATTAAGGATTCATCCTTGAAGCGAAAGACGGCAAGGGTAATCGAGAACGCCCGTATCCGGCTTGAGTCAATTAGCGAGGAGGCGGCGTCAATATCCGGCGACCTTGAACGCGATATTTCAGCGGCGAACCTTGGAATGTGCGGGACCGACTACAAGCGGGCAGGGGAATACATGCTTGATACCGTCTCGGACATCGAACGCTTCATAAGGACGCAGGGCAAGGTGAAGGGGATTGAGGCACCTTTTGCCGGCTTGTCCGACATAACGGATTTCAGGGACGGGGAGTACATAATCATCGCCGCCCGTGCATCGATGGGTAAAACGGCGCTTGCCTTGAGTATGGTTGAGGAAATAGCCATCAGCCGCAAGATTCCAACCGGGATATTCTCAATAGAAATGACGGCGAAACAGCTCAACCTGCGGATGGTTTCATCGGTAAGCGGACTGTCCGCGTGGATGATCTCGAAGGGGATGTACAAAGGCGAAGCGCAGATGCACCGGCTCATGTACGCCGCACAGACCATAGCCGACAGCCCGATATTCGTTGACGAATCAAGCTCGATCAAGCTTTCCGAGCTGAAAACTAAACTGCGCCGGATGGTCAAGGTTGACGGATGCCGGATCATTTTCATCGACTACATCGGACTGATTAACGCCGAGCTTCCGAAACTTCCGAGGCATGAACAGATTGCCGAGATTTCGCGCACGATCAAGGCCATGGCGAAAGAGCTTGACATCCCGATAGTCGTAATGTCCCAGCTTACCCGTGACTTCGAGGGGAAACGGCCGACGCTAAACAGCCTGGCAGAGACGCGGAGCCTAGAACAGGATTCGGACGTGGTGATATTTATCCACCGCCAACGGGTCGAGGATATGAGCGATGATGAGAAAACCAAGTATTCAGCACGCATCCCAAGTGAATTGATCGTGGCGAAGAACCGGAACGGACCCACGGGGGTAGCAAACATGCTCTACTTGCCAAACATCACGAAATTCGTTGATCAGGTGAACACAGGGGGAAACAATGACTAAACGCCTGTTGCTTCTGAAACTGCCCGAACCCGCCAGGCCCACCCAGAAGCCCACCTACATGCCGCCCTTCGGCCTATGGTCCATCGAGCACAACGTCCGGACCAGGGGATGGGACGTGCAGACGCTTGACCTCCACCTTCACGGGATGGAAGCCCTTGACCAGGCCATGGGGATGGGATGGGACACCGTGGGGATCTCGGCGCAGTTTTCCATCCAGCACGACCTATACGTCGAAGTGGCCAGGAAAGCCGCCGCGTCCGGGGCGCGTGTTATCGCCGGGGGCTTCCATGCCGCCGCTGTCCCGATGCCGGCCGGGGTTGACCAGGTATTCGGGGGTTGCGGGGAACAGGCGCTTGTCCCGGACCTTGGCTTCAGTGACATCGAGTACCCGCCGGTATCGGTCGAGCGGATGGAACCATACTGGGCCATGGGTGCACCGCATGACCTGCAATCACTGACCGGCAAGTGGATGCCCGTCGAGTTCTCGCGGGGGTGCAACCGGCACTGCGGATTCTGCGGGGTCAACGGCTACTGGGGCGGGGTCCGGTATTTCGATGTGGTGAGCAATCTCACCTACCTGAACGACCTTGCGGACAACGGGATCAAGGAAATCTTTATCGAGGATGACAACGTAATCAGCAATCCGGGGTTGTTTTCGTGGATTCTTGACCGGCTGAGGGACAACGGGATCTCATGGTCCACGCCCAACGGTATAAGCGCCCGTGATCTTGTCAAATTCGTGCCAAGGTTGCGTCAATCGGGGTGCTGGCGTGTTTCGCTACCTTTCGAGACGGGAAACGCGTCCACGGCACGCCTGATGCGTCTGGGGGCCAAATGGATGCCGTTCGACGGAGCCCTTTCACTTGTGGACGCCCTGAAAGCCGAAGGAATCAAGACCTGCGGTTTTTTTATCATCGGCTATCCGGGGGAAACCCTGGACGACATGAGGAAAACCCTTGACTATGCGAATACGCTTCCCCTGGACCAAAGGAACATCTACATCGCCACGCCCTACCCTGGAACGCCGCTCTACGAGGACTGCAAGCGGGAAGGCTGGCTGGTGTCGGATGACTACAAAGACCTGCTCTACACCAAGGGGTTGATCCAGACGCCGGAATTCACCCCAGGCCAGGTGGAAGCGCTGAAGGCGAGGGACCGGGAAGCGGCGATAGCGAGAAGGGGGAAGAAATGAAGATCAAGCGTGTCATGGGATATACAGGCGTAACGATTCTTTATTTTATGTTGTTTTGGGCGTTGCCCATATTATTTGAAGGAATCAAAAAGGGCCTTTTAATAGGGTTGTTAGTCAATGGCGTGTTCGCCGTATTTATATTACTAGCTTGCTTTTTTGTATGGGCTTTCGATATGACCGATTTTAGCAAATAAAAGAGTAAGTGGGGAAAGATTGACACCGGGGCAATGCCGTGCTATGCTTCAGGGGTCGACGGCGGACATCCGTTGACAATGCGCCTGTAGGGTGGCATGATTCAAGAGCCGTTTGTGAGTCCAGGGTAGCCCTACACTACCCTAACCCCTGTCCGGGGGACTCACCGACGGCTTTTTTTATGGAGCGGGACATGAGCGACTTCCTGCCATTCGATGATCAGATCGAGAAAGTGTCGGTTCCAGGGGTCAAGACCATGGACAGCCGGGACATTGCGGAATTAACCGGAAAACAACACGCGCATGTATGCCGGGACATCCAGGATATGTTTGAAAGGCTTGGAATCAACCAATCCATATTTGGATCGGTCTATCTTGCCGGGAACGGGGAAAATCGCCGTTGTTTCAAGCTCCCTTACCGCGAGACCATGATACTTGTGTCCGGTTATTCCGTCGAGCTTAGGGCAAAAGTAATAGACCGCTGGATGGAGCTTGAACGCAAGGAATCAGCCCTGCCCGACTTCACCAACCCGGTAGCCGCCGCCCGTGCATGGGCAGACCAGACAGAGGCGAAGATCAAGGCCGAGACCGCCCTTGCCCTCGCCGCTCCCAAAGTGGAAATGGCCGAAGCGCTCATGCGGTGCGACCGCAACGTGTGCATAACCGAAGCCTGCAAGCACTTTGGCCTGCATCCCAAGACGGAAGTTTTCCCGTACCTTCGGCATCATGGATACCTTACAACGCGGGACCTGCCCACGCAGGCCGCCATAGACGCCGGATACCTTGAGCTGAAGGAAACCGTATTGAGGGACGGAAGCACCATAGCGCAGGCCGTGGTTGCGGTCTGGCAACTTGAAAACTGGAGATCCCACGTCGTCCACCAGGTAAAACGATGGTGCGGGGAGATGGCCGTTTGACACCGGTATACGCTACTTGTCCACATTGCGGAAGAATGGTTGATATATTGACCCATAGCCATGAGGGGAAAAATAAGGGCCATGGTATGAAAAACATATTGATTGCAGTTAGCATTTCAGAGACAGCCGCTTTGTATGATCCTGCCAGACGATCTGTGATCATAGAGGTCAGAGAGCCTGACGATGATTTTTTAATCGGATTGAGAGGCTTGATCGGAGAGAGCATAAGCATACGGCAAGCCCCGTTTGACGCGCAGGCCGATAAGCGCTAGACAGGGTGGTAAAATGTTGACAGATTGCCAATTGTGGCCTATAATTGACCCATGCGTGTACTGACAATCGCCCAAAGTTACGCCTACGCCATTGTTTACGGTCTAAAAGGCGTTGAAAACCGGGCATGGACGACCCCATACCGGGGGACCATCGCCATCCATACCGGCAAGACGGACGACGGCAAGGCGTACGATAAAATAGACATCTTCGAGGATTTCAAGAAAACGCGCCGCGAAGACGGGACGGGGTACCCCATAACCGACGCCTGCGCGCTCTTGTGCAACGACCCTGACGGGCATCTTGCCTTGCGTCCCGGATGCGCCGGAGACATTGACAAGGCCCGCGCCCTTGCAATGCTTAGGTGGATCATAAACGCGACTGATGATGAGATCCAGCCTGGGGCGATTATCGGGCTAGTCGATATCACCGGCATCGTCAAAGACAGTCCAAGCCGGTGGGCCGAGCTTGGTTTTAATCACTGGACGCTTGCCAACCCGCGCCGGTTCGCCAAGCCGATCATAGGCGTTCGAGGTATGCCGGGATTTTGGCAATACCCTGACGATAAACTCTTATCACGGGAGGTAGTACCATGACCATTCACTGCGAAGGCGGCTCTTCGTCCAGCACCCAGTCCAACATCCAGGCTTTTCGTAATGCGGGGCGCGGAGGTTGAAAGACCTCTTCAAGTCGGTAAAGGCAATGGCCGATAGTATCGATCATTGCCTTTTGTTTTTTTCAGGCGGACGCGACAGCATCGTGATGCTGGATCTGTTCGAGCGCTTCATGTCCGGCAGATACAAGGCCGTATTTCTGTACATGGTGAAAGGTCTTGAATTCCAGGAAAAAATACTAAGGCACTATGAAGCCAAGTTCGGCATCGAGATTCTGCGCGAAGTCCACTGTGACGTATCGGCGTATTTGAAGCAAATGGGTAAGGCTACGAAGGCATTGAAAGCCGCCGACTGCGAAAAGTTTTTACGACATAAGCATGATGAGCCGTGGATAGCCCTGGGATACCGCAAGGATGAAAGCCTGCAAAGGCGCGGGCACTTGGGGAGTCTGTCAAAGACCGACTTCATCGATTGGAAATACCATAAACTGTTCCCGATTGCTGATTGGCTGGAAAGCGACATTAAGGCATATATCAAGGCACGCAAGCTTGTCTTGCCGGTTGAATACGCCAACGGATACCGAAACATTGACCAGTTCAAGGGTCGCGCCGCCCTTTATGTTAAGAATTCATACCCGGAGGACTGGGCAAGGATAACGGCTCAATTTCCGTTGATAGAGGCGGAAGCGTTCAGGATGGAAAACAGGTGAAAAATAACACTGTAGAGCGATTCACATCCGAGAAAATACACAGGAGCCTCATTCACGGCGCTCCGTACAACCCGAGAAAGATTTCAGAGACTGCCGCAAGGAAGCTTCGCAAGGAGATGAAGGCCCTTGGCCTCTTGTCGCCGGTAATTGTCAACCGGCGCACCATGAACATCGTCAGCGGGCATCAGCGTGTTGCGGCGATGGATTCAATCTTGCGTACAGAGGATTACATGCTTAGCGTGTCCATGGTGGACCTTGATGAGCAGGAAGAGATCAAGGCAAACGTCCTTCTGAACAACCAAGGCGTCATGGGCGAGTGGGACGTTGATAAACTTGCCGAGCTAAAGGAGCTGATACCCGGCGTCGATTTCCTTGACGACCTGGGATTCGATCAGGCCGACATGGATGTCATGTTCGCCGGGATGGACAGCCTTTCGTCTTTCGATACACCGGAGGTCGAGAAGTCCGAGGTTGAGAAAATGGCCGCCGTTGACGCCTTCAAGGCCGCAAAGAAGTCCCAGCGCGACAAGATCCACGCTCAGGAAGCCGAATCCGGGGATACATGGGCAGTGGCGAAGGATGACAACTTGCTGACAATCGTATTCAACACCAACGCCGAGAAGCGTGATTTTATGAAACGGGCACGCCGGGCACCAGATGAGAAGTTCGTCAAACCGTCGGTATTGTGGGACATCGCCGCAGGAAAGATCAACTTATCGGGGAAAGCAGAATGAAAGCCAAAAAAAAGCCCGGACCGCCGAAAGGCACCGGGGGCCGACCGGCAAAGAAAATCGATATGGAGCAAGTAGATAAGCTATTGGCCATACAATGCACCGAAGTGGAGATAGCGGCATGGTTTGATATGTCCATTGAACTTCTGAATCAAAAGATAAAGCTATATGCCAACTGTACTTTCTTGGAGTATTCGACACAAAAGAAGGCTAAAGGGAAAATAAGTCTTAGAAGATCACAGATCAAGCTTGCTTTGGGAGATGAAACGCACCCGCCAAATCCTACCATGCTGATATGGCTGGGAAAGCAATACCTTGAACAGGCGGAAAAAAGCGAGTTTGCAGGACCCGGCGGCGGCCCCATAGGATTCAGGTTTGTTGACCCCCCTGCTCCAGATACCCAGTAAGTACCGACCCTTCATAGAGTCGCCCCGGACGCACAACGTTTTCGAGGGCGGACGCGGTGGAAGCAAGACACGGACCATATCGGGGTTGCTTGTCGAGGTCATGAACCAGGCCCCGGTCAAGATCATCTGCGGACGTGAGATCCAGAAAAGCCTGAAGGAATCGTCATACCTTTCGATCAAGCAGGAAATCTACCGTCTTGGCTACGGCGACCGCTTCAAGCTCAAGGAAAACGACGGCGTTATCGAGTCGCATACGGGCGCGCGGGCAGTATTCATCGGGCTTCAACAGCACACGGTTGATTCGATCAAGTCTTACGAGTCTTTCAACTGGGCTTGGATTGAGGAAGCACAGAGCGTGTCGAAACAATCCCTTGAGACGCTTATACCCACGCTCAGGACGGACGGCGCTTTTTATATCAAGCTGGGCGAAAAGGATCATGCTTTCCCGCTGCGGATGTTCATGTACACCATGAACCCATATTCATGGGATGACCCGATCAACCTTGTCCTGCCGGAATCGCGCGGAGATGTCCGACGGATTCGCGTAAACTACCCTGACAATCCGTGGTTTCCCGATGTCCTGGAAGACGAGCGGAAAGAAGCCGAGCGTATAATGTCCGCTGAGGAATACGCCCGTATATGGCGTGGGATACCCTACGACAACGCCGAGCGGGCAATCATGCCACGGGCGGCGGTCATGGCGGCGATGAAGCGCAAGGTATCAACGGACGGCGGAATCGTGGTAGGGGCCGACATTGCACGGTTCGGGGATGACGCGACGGTATTCGTAAAGCGTCAGGGATTGCAGGTTACAGCCATTGAAACGATGTACAAGCAGGACACGCAGGAAGTGGCCTCCAGGCTATTCACCTTCGCCGAGGGTGGAAAGATCAACGTGGATGACACTGGGGTTGGCGGGGGCGTGACCGACCGGCTCAGGCGCATGGGAGCGAACGTATGCCCGGTGAATTTCGGGGCGGCTCCTATCGACAAGAAGAAGTACCCGGACATCATATCGGAAATGTGGTTCAACCTTGCCGAGCTATTGCCGACCATAGGGCTGAAAGAGGACAATGAGCTACTTGCCGAGCTTGCCAGCAGACAATTCAGGTACACGCCGGATGAGCGGCGCAAGGTGGAGAGCAAGGAAGAGTACAAGAAGCGCACGGGCAGGCATTCGCCAGACCGGGGTGATAGCGCGATTCTCTGTTTCTACCAGCCGCGAACGGTACGCGCAGGCCCTTCCGCTTCAAGGCTGGGCCTATAGTTGCGCTCCGGGGCGTTTTGGGTGTAGAATTAGCACATGATGGGGGTCCACATGGACGCAAAGCAGATCACCAAGTTAATCTCCGCCGACTCCGCGCGGGTTGCCAGGATCGAGAACCAACGGAAGTACATGCAGGGGCGGAACGTAGCCATCCTGGGACGGACTGCCCACGAGGAACCCGACAACCGGATCAGCATACCCATTGTCCGCAAGGCCGTCACCATCGTTTCGGGGTACATGGCCGGGCAGGACAGCATAGCCTATTCGACCAAGGATGAAGCCAAGCGCGGGATCAAGGGCGTGGTTGCGAAGGTCAAGGAAGCGATAACCGGGCCTTCCGACTACGTTGCCGACGTGCTGAAACCCGTTTTCGACTCGAACGACGAAGGGCTTACGACCCACGAAGAGTTCGAGACCGCCTGTGCGCATGGCCTGGCCTACGAATACCACTACACCGGGGACGGGGAAGCCCGTTTCGTGGAAGTACCGCCGGAACAGTGCATAGCAATATGGGATGACCAATTGCCGCCCATGCTCAAGGGCATGATCCGCTACTACAGCACCAAGGACGGCGAGAAAGAGGTCAAGCACGCGACCGTCTACGACGCGACTGTGATCATCCAGTACGAGGGCGAGAGCTACGAAAAGCTTGATGAAACAGGATGGGAGGCGCACGCATACGGGGAGGTGCCGTGGGCGATAGGGAAAATCACCCGCCGGGGTGAGAACCTGTTCGACCACGTGCTTTCCATCATAGACTTCCGGGACCGGATAGTGTCCGAGGACTACGCGAACGAGGCGCAACGGTTCAGCAATTCATACCTGTTGCTACGTGACCAGCTTTCAACCGAGCTTGACGAGCTTGGGCTGAACGAGGCCGACAAGCTCAGGGTAACGCGGACCTTCGAGGGGCTGGGGGATGACGTGACCAAGGCCGTCGCGTTCCTTGTCAAGAATATCCCGATAGACTTCATCAAGAACGCGGACGAGCTTTTCGAGCGGCTTTCGTATGACATGATGATGCTTTTCGACAACAAGGACCTGGCCACCACCGGGGAAATATCCGGAATCGCCCTCGCCTACAAGCTCCTGCCCTTCGAGTACGCGTCTGCCACCTATGAAGCCTACTTTTCCCGCTTCCTGCAATGGCGGATACGCTTGATCCAGAATGTGACCGGAAACCTGAAGGCACGGCCGCAGGACCGCCCGCAGGTGTCGATCCAGTTCACGCGCAACCTTCCCTTCGATATGCAGTCCGCCGTCGAGATGTTCTCGAAGGTGGCCGGCGCGAGCCTACCGATAAGGGTAGCCCTGAAGCTGTTCCCGCCCAGTCTAATACCGGACATCGAGGAGACGGCGCAGGAAATAGAGCGGAACATGGCAATACCGGACATGGACACCGAAGAGCCAAAGGAAGAGCCGGACGACGTAAATGCCTGAATTCCGCGACCTTGCCAAGCTCCAGGAATCTCAATTCATGGCTTGGGAAGAGCGCCAGAAGATCATCGACCGCGTGCTACTCGCAAACTACCGCGCCGCATACAAAGAGACCATGGCGCAGATTGCCAGCCTGTACGCCAAGGTAGGGCTTGACGATCCCGTCAAAGGCGTCTACATCCGCAAGGAAGATGCCATCCGGTACAACCAGCTGGGCAACCGCCTTGCAAACCTTGAGGATGAGCTGAAAGCCCTGGGGAAGAAGGGCGTCAGGCTGACCGAGGACAACAGCGCCCAGTCCATCCAGGACGGGTACTACCGCAACGCATGGGCGTACACGCAGACGGTCGGTATGGAGCTTGGTATCCCCGCCCTGCCCATCGACGCGATACGCGAAGCGGTCTACCCATCGTTACGTTTTGGACCAAAAAAAGAGACGGGCCTGAATCTCGTGTCAACGTGGAACAAGAATTCAACCGACATGCTCTACAAGACGCAAAGCGCCCTCATGCGTGGCATAACCATGGGCCAGAGCTACACCAAGATGGCCGGGTCCATCAAGACCGAATTCGACAAGGGGCTATGGCAGGCCATGCGTGTCGTCAGGACGGAAGCCGGTCGGTGCTGGTCCGAAGGGGCGGAAAAGTCCCATGAGGCGGCGATTGAGGCCGGCCTTGACGTCAAGAAGCGGTGGAGCGCCGCGCTGGACAAGCGGACGCGGATTGAGCACGCCCGTCTTGACGGGACCTATGCTGACAAGGACGGGCTATTCTGGATCGGGGGTGAAGGACAGCCACAGCCGCGCCTTTTCAGCGACCCGGCGCAAAGTATAAATTGCCGTTGCGCCGTTTACGACGTGCTGGAAGGGCTGGAACCTACCATGCGCCGTATCCGTGACCTGGAAGGCGATGACGGGTATTCAAGCGAGAAGGCAAAATCGCGGATCGTGCCTTATCAGTCTTTCGAGACATGGGCGAAACCGCAAGGATGGACGGCTGACAAGGGCTGGCCGAGGATAACG